CACAAAAAAAGCTACAAAGCCGAAGTTTGGTGGAAAAAAACGGGAACCATCACGTAAAAAGCTGGAAAACGGCCTCACACCCCGTCAAAATGAGTTTACTAAAAAGTATGTGCAGTGTGGAGATCCTATTGAGGCTGTCTACCATGCTTATAATCCCAAGAATAATGAAAGTGCGAAGTATTTTATTAGGTGGCTTCAAGATTTACCCCCAGTTAAGACCCAATTACAGTATCTTTTAAGGGAAACCAAGGCACCTACCAAGATTTCGGATACATTCTTGGCTGCTATGGATGCTACCTCCCAATTTGGGGGTGAAGATACAGGGCTTCCAGATCATAATGTGAGGTTGAAGGCTGCTGAAGGGGCAGCGAAGATTTTAGACGTTTACCCCAATAAAAATTCTGGAAAAACAGAGCAGCATAACCACTTACACGTAGACTTATCAAGTGTACACCCTGCTATCCTGAAGTATATGAAGGATAATCGTGGGGATATCCCTAGTGAAACTGAGTACTATAGACTGATTGATGAATATAGCCGAGAAGAATGAAGAAACTGAGTTGATTAAGGACTTACTTTCAGAAGCCGATTATCATGCTTCATTGGCTTTCCGTGGGCACGAAGATGAAATCACCTGTGATTCCTGTGGTCACACCCATGTCCTCTACAATGGGGGTAATGCCTCCCTAGCTGAAGCTGTCCAAAAAATAGTCGAAGTAATGGAGCTAACCCTACTGTAAAATGCCTCAAACCTTCCAAGAATTCAACTCTACACTCAAGTCAGTTGATAAAGACGACCTTCAACGTGCTGTTGAGGTCGCTTCAACGCCTACCCAAGAATACTTGGAGAAAAATTTCAAGATTAAGGATAAGGATGGCAATCTCAGGTTCATGTCCCCCCTTAAAACCCCCCAAGTTAAACTCTTAAAGCTATATCAATGGTGTAAAGATAATGATCTACCGACTCGCATCATTGTTCTTAAAGCTCGTAAAACTGGTATTAGTACCCTTATTGAAGCAGTTATGCTCAAGGAAACCCTAGAAAGGGGTATTGATAGTATTGTTATTGCCCACGATAAATCCACTGCGGAGTATATCTTTGGGATAACACACCGCTTCTGGAATAACTACCCCCTATCCAAACCTGAAGCTGGAGTCCCCTCCAAGCATCGACTCAAATTCAAAGACCAAGAAGGCTTAATGGTAGTGGAAACGGCTGGTAATGCCCAAGCTGGAACAGGTATGACACCCCAATTCATACATGGATCAGAGGTGGCTAAGTGGGAAAAGGGTACTGAAACGGCTGTAGCCCTATTCCAATCCATTGGTGAGTCCAGGGAAACTTCCGTTATCATGGAATCAACGGCTCAAGGCTTTGATGGGCTTTTCTACCCTTACTGGGATAATGCTGAGAAATACTGCCGTTTAAGGTGGTCTAATAAGGAGGGTGAACCTGCACCTGATATTGAGATCCTAGACTATGAGAACTGGAATGGTTATATTCCCTTCTTTATAAGCTGGTTTGAAGATCCTGAATATGTAATGAATTTCAGGAATCCTGAGCAGCGTAGCCACTTCTCTACTACATTAGACGACTACGAGAAGGAACTTGTTAAAAGGTACCAACTCAGCTATGAACAACTCCTATGGAGAAGGTGGACGCTTAAAAACAAGTGCCAAAATGATATCAAGATTTTCAGGCAAGAATACCCCTCTACCCCCGAAGAAGCCTTTGTAACCACAGGTCGGCCTTACCTAGACCACGACAAACTAGATCTCATGCCCCTTGAAGATGGTAGACAGGGTTACCTATATCAGATAGAACGATGGGAAAAGACCATCAAGTTTGAGGAATCCAAGGGTGACTTCCTTACCATCTACCGTGATCCAGAACCTACACACCGCTATGTTATAGGTATTGATGTGGCTGAAGGTACACTGGATTTGGATAAATCTAAAGACCCAGATCAATCCGTAGCCATTGTCCTAGACCTAGACAACGGTGGTGAACAGGTTGCTGTCATTAAAGGGTACATCGGTGAGGAGGAACTCGCTGAGAGGATTGCCATGCTAGGCCAATACTACAACGTAGCCTACATTGTTCCAGAGGTTATGGGATATGGTCAGCACGTTGCCATCTATCTAGGTAAGAAATACCCAAGAGAGATGCTCTACCACCGTACAGACTTTCTATCAGATAGACCTAAACGATCACGCCAGGTTGGTTGGAGAACTACCATTTCCACCAGACCCATAATGCTAGGGGATATGAAGCAGGGAGTAGCAGACAGAGCCATAATTGTCCATGATAGAGACACGCTAAAAGAATTGAAAAGATTAGAATGGACAAACAAAGGGCGGATAGAGGCGGGATCGGGTCATGATGACCATTGTTTCGCATTAGCTTTGGCTATTCAAGGTTTGAAGTCCTACCCAATCAATATACATCAGCAAGGTCATTATGGTGGTAGACAGCATTTACCGGAACATTTAAGAAAACTTTACGACTCTCGCAGATCTTCAAATGATGCAGAGCAAGATGAGACAACTGGTTATTAGTCCTTGACTTTTTATTAACATCGTGATATAAGAGGTTTTCCCTTATTGTGTCTTTTACAAAAGCCATTAGGTGAAATTCTACCATAAATGCCTGTTAAAAATCTAATCCCCAAAATAACCCTCTCATCGTCTTATATTGAAGATACCCTCATCCCCAAGTTAATCCGCATGGTGGATCAGGGTGAGCAGATGAAAGGGAACTGGGAGCAACTTCATAATGACTATTGGAAGATGTACCTATCCATTCCCGATCAGGAAGTCAAAACCTTCCCCTGGTCAAGAGCTTCCAATTTATTCCTACCCCTAACCCGTATTACCCAAGACGCACTCATGGCACAATTCTTTGATGCCATGCTTTCCTCCAAGCCCAAAGTTGTTGGAACTGAGCAGGGTGACCTAGAATCTGCTAGACAACTTAGTATGTTCTACTTTGATTACGTTTGGGAGAAGATCCTAAACCTCAAAGAGATTGGAAATGATTGGTTATTCGACACACTGCTAGACGGAACCTCTGCCATCAAGGTCAGATGGGACAGATCCATGCAGCTTATTCGAGAGCAGTCTGTTGAATCTAGGATTACCACTGAAACGATTACTGAGGAAGTTCTAGGTGAGAAGGTACAGGCGGAGATACCTTCAGGTGTTGAACAGCGTATTGTTGAAGATTTAATGGCTGAACCCCTTAACAGACCTAGTATCGACCACACAGACCTATCCCGTGTATATGTAGCACCTGGAACTGGGATGTCTCTACAATACCCCGAATGCCCGTGGTACTTTGAGGAATTGTTCTTATCCTGGGAACAACTCCAACAACGTAAGCGTATGGGGTATGAGAATGTAGATGAGAATCTTAGATCCCAACTAGGTGAGAATGATATCACCCCACAAGACCTAACCAAAAGGGACAACGACAGTATCAGCCAATCTGATAACGATTATAGAACCGCAAGGGTTCTAGTCTTTTATATGAGGATGGTGCTCCCAGGTGAAGTGACCATGCCTGATGGGACTACCCGTAGGCAGAAAGTGGAGCTTGAAGATGACGATGAAGTATTAGGCTATGGTGAAGATGTTGAGGTTACTTTCTTTTGGGACACCAAGAAGATTGCTCGCATAGTACCACTCTCACGTATTTACCCTGATGGTAAAAGACCCCACATTGATAACCGTTATGTGAGAATACCACGCCACTTCTACGGCAAAGGAATCCCAAGCCGGATGATCCACATGAACCGCTTGATTAACTCAGCGTTCAACCAGATGATGGATTTCGGAACCCTTCAAAATATGCCCTTTTTCTTTTACAGTCCCTCAGAAACCGGACTCATGCCCGACCTCAATCCCCTTCGTCCTGGTGCCGGAATACCAGTCCTCAACCCTGGTGGTATCCAAATGCCCAGACTCCAAGGGGATAAATCATTCCAACTCTCTATCATGCAGCAAATACAAGGATGGGCAGAACGGGACTCATCCGTTACCTCCCATGTCCTTGGTGCCAATAGTGCTACCCCTAATGCTCCTAGAACCTTCCGTGGTCAGAACCAAATGATCCAGCAATCTAATATAGCTTTCTCTAGGATGGTTGCACTTCTTGCAGAACCCTTCTTGGATATGTTTAGAAAAGTCCACCTGCTCTACCAAAAGAACGCCCCCAAGGAAATGGAGTTCAAGTACTTCAACCAGGAAACAGGTCTATTCAAAAAGCAGATGATTTCCAGACAGATGTTCTATGAGGATGTGGATTTTACTTTCCAACTCAATCCCAATCGACAATTTGAGCAAGAGTCTAATATGATGCTTGGGCAGTTTTTAATGTCCATTCCTTTCATCCAGCAAATCCCTCAATCTGTTAGGGCATTAGCCAAGCAATTATACGAATCTCACGGGAAGAAGAACTTTGAAGAGATATGGCCTGAAGAGCAACTCCAAGCCCAAGCTATGCAACAACAGGCCATGCAGCAACAGCAAGGAATGCCCCCAGGAGCACCACCTGAAGCAGCCCAAGGAATACCTGGGATGCAAGGTGTACTCCCTGGAATGGGGGGTGAGTTTGGTGGAGGAGGATTTCCTCAAGGAATGGGTGCCCCTCCAGAGGGCCTACCCACTGAAGATGTGGTAACAACCCCAGAAGAAGAAGCCGTTAATATTGCATAATGGAAGTCGATCAACTACTTGAAAAGCTAAAAAACCGTAAAGTACTAGAGGGGATACTAACCTTTGCGACAATCACTGGTGTCAAACTCAAACCAGCACAATCGAATGCGATTGTTAATTTTGTACTCCATTCTATAGCTTTATATGAGGCATTTGATTTAGATGAGTCTGAACAAAGTCATTGAGGCTAATTTCCTAGATCCCAAAGAGTGGCACCTACCCTCACTTTCTCAGTCTGAAGTCTTAGCTGTCAGACAGGTATTAGATACTGAGGGCTGGAAGATCCTTAAAGGTAAACTATTCGGAGAAGCCCTTAAAGTAATGATTATGCAAGCACTCAGTACACAAGAAGATCACCGCTATCATCAGGGTGTTGTAGAGGGCTTCAAAAGGTTTGATACCATTGTGTCCCAATTAGACCAGCTTTCCTCCAGTTGGACACATGAAGATATTGAACAAGTTATCCGTAATGGTCTAAATGGGGATGGGTATGACCTTCATTGATTATAACCATGCAAGTCCACTCAATCCATTGCCCGAAGCATCATAAGTCAAATTGTATTATATGCGAAGCTATCAAGTGGCATAACTTTAACGAAGCAATGATTGGACTAGCGAGTGACACTATTTGGATTCATCAAATTGAAGTCCCACATGAATCACCAATGACTAGAAATTGTTGCGATAAAGAACTGGATGACATGGAGATCATGTTTACACCAGACTAATTTTTACAAGTTCTTGGCTGCGGAGCCAAGGTAACAGAAGGGCTGATGTAGACAAGCAATAGTCTAAGTTAGCCTCCACTTAAACCATTGCCATTAAGGAGGTTTTTATGGCAGAAGCAACTAATCCAACTCCAGATCAGGAGGCCCCTGACGGGACAGCGACCCCTGAAGCAACCCTTCAAGCTGGAACCGATGAAACTTCAATCACAGAAACAAATCCTGAGTCTACTCAGCCTTCTGTTGACTATGAGGACAAGTTCAAGGCATCTGCTGAGGAGGGTAAAAGGCTGCACACTGAGAATCAGCATTTGAAAACCCAAATGACCCTTATCCAACAGCAGCAACAACAGCAACAAGCTGCTTATCAACAGCAACAACAGCAGCAAGTCGTCCAACAGCAGCAGCAAACCCCTGATATGGGTATTGTCACTAAGGCTGATGCTAAAAAGCTCAATGAGGCTTTCCTTCAAGGTGATGATGGGGTGATCCAAGACACCTTCAATCAGGTCTTAGGTAAATACAACCATAACCAGCAGCAGCAACAATACCAGCAAGCTGTAGACCAACAGCAGTTACAAACTGCTTACCAACTCCTCTCTCAAGTAGCCCCTGAGTTAAATGATCCCAACTCAGCAGTAGCTCAAAAAACCCTGCAAAAGTATGCAGAAATTGCATCTAATTCTTGGAGGATGTCTACCTATAAACCTGCCAATGTTGATTATGGTGGGGTTTCTTACAACCTTAACGCTCTTAGGGAGGCTGCATTAGAGGCTAAAGCTGAGTTAGGATCTGCTGAAGATAAGGCAGCGTCCACTGTTACAGAGTTTGTAGAGCCATCTCAAAGGTCTGAAACTCCAACGGCTGAACAGGCAACTAAGCAATTCAACCCCTCAGTCCACTTGTTCCCCTATGAACGTGAAGCTGCTGATAAAACAAAGGCTAGAGGGATCAAAGATTATCAGGATAACCCCTATAAAAAATATTGGGAGTCCTTAGAACAGGCTCATCCTGGGATGCAGCAATCTAGGTTAGATGCTGGTAAGCCTGTTAGGGCTTCAAAATATGGTATTATCTAAAAAAGTGTGTTAGTGCGTTTTGGATAGCCCCCCTCACATTTGCCCTAGTTGTGGTTCCAGGCTTATTGAACGAAAATGCCAAGTTCATTGCTTAAAATGCCATTATTTTGAATCTTGTAATGACATTACACCCAGGTTTCATAAGATTGAGTACTGCCCAACTAAGAAACGTCTTGACAAATCAAAGTGATCGTGGTATAAGAGTTTAGTTAAATTTCCGTAGAGAAGTCAAATTATTGAGATCATATAGACGTACACCAGCAGAAGATGAATGGACAAGCTCCCAAGTAAGGTGTAGCTGCAGGACTTATAACGATATAAGAACCCGACCTAGAGGTGGAAAGTACGAACCGAAACTAGAGGCAGTTTCAGGTGCTTCATCACTAGCAGGTCAGGATAAGACTATTTACGATGCTGACGGCGGTCAAGGCTGTTCGTTTTGTCTATCACCAGCATGGGCTGATGGTGGCAAGGCAGGAGACTTAATACCGCCCTTTTAGCGTAAATACCGCCTAGATCTGGAGGCAATAGATCTGGCACTAATGGAGGCACTTAGGTGGGATAATTGTGTCCCCTCTAATCCATTTGTGTTGAAATTATGCCCCGATATAGGAGCACTCCAAAATCTGAACCCCTTGTAAAAATAAAGGGCCACTACCAGGGTGGTGTCAAACTGTCTGAATACATTAAGGCAGTTAGATCACAATACAACAAACAAGTTGTTGAGTGGACTAAAAGCACTGACCATATGGTGGTCAAAAAACCGGAGCGTACCTTTGGTGCGGTTTGGATGGACGACTTTGTAGCCCTTGAAAAGTCGGTTTCAGTTTGCGGAGATTGTCAAAGAAAATACGGTGTGGATCTAAAACGTCTTGGTTACATCCCTCAATCTATGTGGAAAGAACGCACAGATTGTGATGGATGTTCTCAATCGCTTAGGATTTGCACTGGATACTTTCACTATAGCTCCCAAGAGGGCAAACTAATCCGAAAGCTTAAAGGAGAATAGATGAGATATGCAGGAGATATGACTGGTACCTCTGCTGCTCTAGTTAGAAGGTTTAGGATTGGTGCCAC